TCTAAACCATGGATTGCTTTCAAGTCTTGAGCAAGTTCAAGAGAGTATTTTGCTTTAAGAGCTTTAGTCTTAGCAGTAACACTTGACTTCTCAATTGAGAATGACATTTCAGCGTAAGTAGTAGCACCGCCACCAAATCCACCTAATGCTTCACCTTGAGCAGTTGTCATTGCGTCAGATTCAGACCCCACAGTTTCGATACCAGCGAAGTCCGTATTAGGGGCTCCAGCAGTTACGGTTAATGCTTCAGCACCTGTAGATGCTTCACCTGTGTAATGAGATTTCATTGCAAAGATAAGACCTGTAGGACCTGACATTGGCTGTACACCAATAGTGTCATATGCCATTAATTGTGGCATTGTGCGACGTACTAATGAAATTAGGATAGGATCCCAATTATCTACGTTAGCACCTGTGACGTTAGCTTCATCTAACGCTGTTTGTTGATTTTCTAAAAGACGAAGTGTGATTGCACGTTTAGTAGCATCTTTAATTGCAGGTACACCCGCATGCTCCATAACTGGTTCCCACTTATCTTTAATTTCTTCTGATAAAAACATTGTGTTTTCTCCTTATTAAGTATAAATGTTAAGCACCAAAGATGCTTGTGTCTGTTGATTTTGAAAGTGAATTGACGATTGCTTGCATTGAAGCACTCATTTCTTCCTCAGAATCACTCACTTTAGCGTCTACTGCTTCAGCAATTACTTCCTCTTTCTTCGCTTCGGAAGGAAAATACGTTTCCTTCAAAGTTTCTAACTTCTCTGTGTAAGATTCAGTATCTTCAAATACAACACCTTCGGCAAGCGAATTAAGTTTTTCAACTTGTGTCATAGTTAAGTCTTCTGAAACTTGAACAAAAATTTCTTTAGCTGTTGCTTCGTCTAAAGCCTTACGTGCTTCAATGTTTTTATTCATTTCAGCATCTAAGTCTTCTTTCAAACCAGCAATTTGTGTTGCTTGCTCATCTAAAATATTGTGTTTCTCTTCAGGAATTTCAATATAATTTTCTGCGAACAATGTTTGTAAACCACCAACAAAACCCTCTAGGATTTCATTTTTAAGACCGTTTTCAACAGCAAGTTTGTTGTCTTCAACCCACTCAGTTACCATGTAATCTAAGTATCCGTCTAGTTTAGTTGTAATATCTTCTAATAAAGAGTCAGTCTTAGCAGTTAATTCTGCTTCCATCTTATCTTCAATTAATGCTAAGTTTTCTTTTACTTTTGCTTTTACAGCAGTTTCAAATACTAATGTAGTACGTTTTTTAAAGTCTTCAGTAAGTTCTTGGCCGTCAAATAATGCGTCCATATCTTCCTTAACATCTACTTCTAACTCTACTTCTTCTTTAGCAACTTTTTTGTCTTCTTCAACTTCGTCGTCTTCGTCTTCGTCGTCACCGTCTTCGTCTTCGTCTTCAAATACTTCATCTTCAGCACCAACTGCTGTAATCTTTTTCTTCTTTAACTTAGTCGCTTTAGGCTCTGTGGCCTCAACCACTTCGTCAGACTCTTCAGCAACCATTTCTAGTTCGCCAGACTCCAATAACGCTTCTACTTTAGACACCTCAATTGAAGTATCAGAATCAGCATTTTCAGAAATATAAAATTCCTTTGCCTCATCTAAAACTAACATCTCGCCAGTTTCTGTTTTTAACTTCATCTTAGGTTCTCCTAATTATTATTTTGATTATAATCTTAAATTAGTTTTAATTTCTAATTACTATTATTTATAAAACTAATATCTTTAACAAACAACAAAATACTACAATTTACTCATAAAGTCCTCGAAAATACGTGCTTCCAAACCTGTTAGTTTGTTTTTGCTCGTACTTTCAATTACTTTTTTCATAGCTGCAATTTCTTGTTCTTTGATAATTCCGTTGTTCCAAACCCATTCTTTTCCTTCCATGATGCCATTTACAAATGCATCGGGAGCAGATGGATCTGCTACAATATCTGCGGCAGTAGCAAGGTAGAAGTCTTTTTGTACTTCTTGGATTCCTTGTTTATTTGCCTTTAACGTACCCATACCACGTGATGATACACCTAGTTGAGCTCCTTCGTTAATTAAATTCTTTACAATATTTCCGTGTGGAGTATCTGTAACTTTTGCTTTACCAACATAATTACTTCCTTCTTTAACCAAAGATGTGATCATATGTGATACACGGTCAAGGTTAATAGTAGGACCATCTGGATGACCTAACTCACCGAAAGCACGTTTCTTATCGATATACGTTTCAGTATAACGTTTTACTTCCTTCTCCATAATCGCACCAGGATATACTCGACCGTTGCGATTCTTTAAATCTGCTTGTAAAAACACGCCTTCAATGTAAAGGTCTTTACCCTTTCCTTCGGTAATGTAATTTACAGTTTCGTTAATTTCAGAAATTAGTCTCATAACATTCTCCTATTTCTTAGTGAATTTAGACTTAGCGTGACCATAAGTTTTATCTGCCATTTTCATTTTATGACCAAATTTCTTCTTACGTTTTTTAGTTTGCTTCTTTAATTTAATTTTATTAGCACCTTTCTTTCGATTGATTTTTGCTTTAAGTTTTTTGCCTCGGTCTTTAAATTTACTTAAATCTTTATTACGCTGCATCTTCTTGCGTTTCATTTTATTCATTGCTTTGAATTCATCGAGTGATACAAATTCCTCAACAGATATTCCTTCAGGAATATCTTCAAATAAATCTTGGTCTTCTTCAGAAAGATCTTCCCACTCTTCTACTGTAAATTCAATATATTCATTTACATATTCAGAATCGTCTAAATCCTCGTTAAATTGCTTAAATGACTTCATTAGTCTTCCTCGTTATCGCCTTCCCAACCAGCGTCGACTGCATCAAAGAATTCTTTTTTCTTTTTGCCGTCTAAATCTTCAGGTGAATCAACACCAAATTTCTTTAGCATACCATCAAAGAACTTTTTATATGCTTCCTTATCACCAGTATTAACTTTTTCTTCTAATTCAACTTCTTCTTTAGCAAACATAGTTTTTGCTAAGGTTTGCTTCAATGCATCTAACTTGCTTGAAACTCTTGCTGATACTTCATCGGTAAAAGTTGTTTTAAATTCTGTTGCTTTCTTTGCTCTAGCAAATTTAATTAATTTTTCTAAGTTGCTCATGCTTTACTCCTTAATATGTGTCTTCTGACTCACCGTCTTCGTCTGTTGGGGTGGCTTCTTTTTCTTTTGCCATAACCGCATCCATAGCCTTAATTTCATCATCTGTCTGCATAAGGATATTCTTTCTAACCCATTCTACAGAATAATAACGACCAACCATTTCACTAGATGAAATAGTATCAAGTATTTCTACTCTTTCTCTAATCATCTCAAGTTTCTTTATTTCACTAAAGTAACCATCATCCGAAAATATAAAATCAATATTTTGTTTATAATCTTCCCATTCATCATTACTTATAATACCTTTAGCAATGAGTTGTGTTCTTAGTAATGTATAAAATAAATCTGAAAACTTCTTTCTTAGTTTAGTAACAAATTTAGTAAATTTGATTTCATCTCTACTAATTTCTCCACCACGTGAAAAACCCCACGTCTGTTCTGTTTCCATACGTGATGGTGGTACATGTAACGATTGATATACTTTCTTTTGAAAATACATTACGTCATCCATATCACCGAGGTTTTGACCTCCAGGTAATGTAGTGACTTCAGTTCCTCTACCACCCTCTTTTCTAGGCAACCAGAAATCTTCCATCATAGACATAGTATTCTTACCGTCTTTGACTTTACCAGTAGTCGCATCATAAACCATTTTGTTTTTAAACTTGTTCATGATGTTTCTTAGATATTGTTCTGCCTTTGTTTTAGGTAGATTACCAACATCAATATAGAACACCCGTCTTTCTGGTGCTCTTGTAATTCTGTAAATCACCATCGCGTCTTCTAACATACGAAGTTGATTAATAGGTTTCATTGCTTTATGTAAATAAGACAATGTAACTTCTTTATTGCTATCAAACAAACCACTGTCTGCAGTAGCAATAGACTCATTAGCAATTTTAAGTGCTTGAAGTCCTCCAATAGCTTCTGTTGTATAAACCCAGTATTCTTCAACTGATTTAACGACTTCAACGCCACTTTGGTCTTTCTCTTTTATTACTTCTTTTACTTTCTTGATATCAAGAGCATCGATATATCTTAACTCTTTAATACCTTTTTTGACATTATCTTTGTCAAAAACTATATGATAGTGAATCGCACCATCAACGTACCAACGCTTAAATAACTCAGGACCAAAATTATTAAATTCTAGTTTCTTTAGTATAGTATCAAATTCATCGTTAATTGTCTTTTTAATGTTATCGCTAACATTAAGTCCGTCCAATTTGTCCAAATGAATTTCAACTGCGTCCTTATGTGGATCTAATACAATTGCCTCATTAATCACATCATCAATGGCAAGTTCTGCCTCTGGGTTTTGTGCTGTGCTTCTGTATTGCCCAATCAAATCTTTCTGGTTTTTGAAAGATACGTCAAAATTGGTGGAGTAGGCGTTTATACCTCCTCCGTTGATAACAGTGGAACCGTCCAGTGAATCCGGCGGCACAAAAGAACTTGAACTCTTTTGTGACGACGAACCTAATTGTTTTTCAATTTTATAACCGAATAGTTCCATTATATATCCTAACTGTTTTTAATATTATAACAATATTTATAACAGTTAATTATGCTGCAGTAGACCAAGTCACTGCAAATGTTACAGTATATTCTTGAATCGTATCAGCAGTTTCCCAACCTAGATCGATAGCACCGATCTCAGTAGGCCAACCAGAAATAACAGCCGGTTTGCCGCCCTGTCCTCCAGTTCTACCCATTGGAGATACAACCATAGTTCTATGAGCTGGTTGTGGTGCACCTTTGTCAGTACTCTGCCAAGAGTGAAACTGTTGAAGTTCCGCCTGCCATTCGAGTAATTTTTCTCGAACCGAACCCGATTCGTCTTGAATTACCGTAATAGTCCAATCGGCAAAAGTTCTATCACCAGGAACTTTAATCTTTCTGTTTAAGTAAGGAACTTCAATCATACCAACTGTAGTAGCAGGAATTGAAGATGCCTTAATCATAAACTCAGATTCATTGTCTCCTTGTAATATAACCTTGAACAGATTACTATGTGCATAATCGCCTTTTTTTGTTTGATTTGAAAAGTTTGAAATATTCATATCCGTTCTCCTTATACTTGTCCGATTACTTCAGCAAATGCTACACCAGATTTGGTGGCAACAAAATTCAAAGTAATGAAATTAATAGACCTAGAAGGCTTAATAAAGATACTAGCAACAAACTGATTTCCATCAATTACTTCGTCGGTATTATTACTACCATCACACACAACATGGAAATCCATCATTGCTTGACGTGCTTGTAACCCCGAAAGGTATGGAACAACAATATTTTTGAAGTTATTACGAGTAAATGCATTATTGAATTCAAACAAGAATCCTTTAGCACTAATAGCAATTGCTTTTTCGATAACGATAAACAATCTACGAACATTGATTCTGTCAAATGCAGAAGGCTTTGTCATTAGAGTTCTATCACCCCAAAGTACAGTACCCTGTCCAGGGAACGACACAATTGGATTAATACCGTTAGGAAGTTTGTACAACTCGTCTCTCTGTGACTCATTAGGGTTGTATGCTAATTTAACAACACCCTTAATTTGACCTCTAGTTAGACCAGCAGGCGACCACCAAGAATCACGAACAGAATCAGTGTTAGCCATAAGACCAGCAACATCCGCTGAAAAACCAATCCAACGATATGTATCGTTATATTTGTCATACGTGTACTTGTAGTTTGCATCCATAGTAGCATACGAAGAAGCAACATTAAATGAAACATCGGTGCGAGAAGCAATAACGTTAGTAACAGCAGTAGCTGCACCACCAACGTAACATACATCTTCTTTAGCAGGAGAACAGATTGCCATGCAGTCTTTACGAACATCAGCAATTACTTCTGCCATGTACTTTTGTACACCATATGCAGTTGCTTTCTCTTCGTTAGTAACACCACCCGCAATTAGTAAGTTTACGTCCACTTCAGCAGCGTTTGCAAACTTATCCCAACCTAGTTTATAATCATCCATACCAATTGCATTACTCGTACCACCAGTAAAGGTAGTAGTCGCAACTGCTGGAGTTACATTAGCTGCAACTGACCAAATTAGTTTAGACATTTTGTTGACTTTCTCATCCATAAAGATGTTATTACCAGATGTATCTTTTGTGCCCTCAACGTTAGAAACTAAATACGATTCAACCACTTCTGAGTCAATTACGATAGCAACCGCAACTTCATTATTAGTAGCATCAGGCATTACGTCAAAAGAACCAGCATAGGTCCAAGTGGCCCATGAAGTTCCATCGCTCATTTCTACAGTAATACCATTACCGTAAGTTCCTGGGTATCTTGCGTAGAAAGATTCTGTTAAAGCACCAGAAGCTTTTTGTGTTTCGAAATCATCTGCGTTTTTAATCAGTACTGCGCCACCTGCGTCAGAGGCGTTAGTATCTGTTGCATCAACTACACGAACCACTTGAAGTGAATTCGCATAGTTCAAAAATGCTACAGAACTTAAAAATGCAGGATATGTATCATTAGTTGGCTTGCCAAAGACATTAACTAGATCGTTCTCAGAGTTACATAGAAATGTTTCATCTACGGGTCCCCATGTGAAACGACCAACTGTAGCACCTAAACTGGTAGCAACTGCAGGGATAGACGTGGTCAAATCGATTTCTTTCGTTTGAACGCCTGGACTTAATTGAAATCCCATTGTCATTCTCCTATATTAAATAAAAAATAAATTGTCGAAAAAACCTTTTTTCGATACTATTATTTATAAAATCTGAGTTTTTAAAACATCATATTCCCAGTATTCGCTATATTAGTCCAAACCTCACCACCCTCAACTAGAATTTCAACTTCATCATTACCATCATCAATAAAACCAAACGGAGTTAAGTCTTGTTCAATCTCGTCTATTTTATTTTGGTATAATCTAACCCTTAATTCCATATCAGTCAATTCTTTGAATTCTACTTGTGTTGATAACCAACCAAACATAACAAGACCCATAACCATATCATCATGCCCTCCACCCTCAGCAGCCCAGGATTTACCCTTAACTACAAACATTGATAATTCTGATATTGTGTCCATATCGTTAATTAATATTTTATCGTGTTCTATTAAATCCTTTAGGTTAGAACAACCAATCGCTTTAATTCTACTGGTCATTTTTCGACCAAGTTTATTATGAACTCCAGATTCGTTGATAGTATTGTCATACTCTAGGTCGTAGTGAAGAATGTTTGCCACTTCCGCACCAGGACCATTAGACTCGATAATGACCGTTGCGTTGTTGTATGCTTCGGCGGTTGTCATAATATAATGAGGAAAGAGGAGAGGACTAATTTCATTTGACCTGTATGTTGCCACCTGTTTAAACGGCAACTCTGATACATCTACAATATTCATAGTAGAATAGTCTTGACCACGTCCCTCCGCAACATCAATAGCAATAACATAAGCATGTTCTTCTATTGTTTCTTCATATACCTTTAATCCGTCTTTTCTATAAATTGGGTCTCTCATTACTAAAGCATGTAGTTTAGCAGGCGATATTAATGTACCAGCAGAACCTAAGAACTCACATTCAAATTCTTGTTTAAATTGTTCTTCAGAAGTGTTAGCAATTGTTTCTTCACGCCATTTACTGTCACGTCCAGGAACGTCCCAATAATTAATTTCAAATGCGTGATATGTGTTTCTTTTCTCAACGGCATCTAACCACATTTTATAATAGTGATTCATACCATTTGGTGTAGATACAATAATTACTTTAGAATCTTTACCAGATGAAATT